GCCGACGGTGATGATCTTGCGGGTGAATACGCCTTTGCTGTCCTCAAACTGCTGCAGCTCGCCACTCACCTCGGTGATGCGCACGTACTGGATCTCGGCGGTGGGGTTTCCGGCATCATCTTCTTCCGACAGTGCGTACACGTCCCCTATTTTGGGCAGTTCGGCTTCGGGCATGGCGTACAGCCGCAGCATGCGCTGGCCCACCACCTGATCGCCCAGCAGGGTGTAACGGGTGACTGGGCCTACCACCACGTAGCTCTCGATGCGGTCACGGGCGTTGGTGCGCTCGTCGGTATAGCTGCCGGTGGTGAACATGACCACGCTGACACGCGGATCATCGGGCGGGTCGGTGACGATGGCGTGGCTGCCGTAGTACACGTCCTGGTTGGCGGTGCGCACGGCTAAATACAGCTTGCGCAGGTTTACGCGGCCGTAGGTGCGGTCAAGGCGTGAAATATCGGGAAACAGGTTGTTGACCACGCCGTCCTGAATCTCGACGGCGCTCATTTGGCCCCCGCCATCTTCGTTGTCGGTCAGGCGCTCGGAGGCCATGAGTTTGATGTCGGTGCTGAGGATGGTCATTTATTCGCCCACTCCTGTTTTGTGTTTGATGCCGTACCAGACCAGCGTTGCCAGCCCGGCCACTAATGCCCATGCCCCGCCGGTGGCGATTTTGTTGATCACGGCGGCGCGTAGCTGCTGTCGCTGTTCGTATTCGCGGATCATGGTTTTCACGAACCTGTGATGTTCCTGGTGTTCCTCGTCTGGCATGGCGGCGAGGCGGGTCAATATGTCGTTTACCGACTGCTTGATCGCTTCCTGCTGCTCACGCAGTTGCTTGCTGGTTTCGCGCTCGGATTCGTGGTGCGCCCGCAGAATGCCCACCTGCTGCTTGATCTCGATAATGTGCTGGATCGGATCAGGTGACATCAGGCAACCTCCATGAGCCGCAGGGTGATGGTGTACTTGTGGTCGGCCCCTGGGTTCTGGATGCGCAGCACCTGTTTGGCCTCGATGGGAGCTTCCTCTCTGCGCCACTTAACGGTGTAGGTGGTGCCGTGGTAGTCCAGCGTCATGGTTGTGCCGGGTGTGGCGGCCAATGCCTGCAGGCTCTCCACGGTGGCACGGCTGACCCAGGCTGCGTTTTCGCCCCCGTATAGGGTCATCGGGCGGCCCTTCACCAGCGGTGCCTCCTCGATCAGCAGTTTGCCGGTCAGGCTGCGCTCGCTGCTGCTGGCGACGGGGTGCCAATCGAACTCATCCTGCCATTCCAGGTCGCTGGGTAGGGCGATGCCGTCCAGGGTGATGCTCATCGGGTCACGGCTCCTTTCTGTTCAAGCTGTCGCAGCAGGCGGTCGGCATCGGCCTCGCTGTACTGGCCCTCGACGGGTTCGCCGGTGCCGAGGTCAAGCTGCAGACGCACGACTTTGGTGCTTTCTGTTTTCACGGTGTCGGCGGTGCTGGTTCGGGCGGTGCTGGTGGTTGCGGTGCCCTGCGCCACTCTCAGTTGGGCCAGTTCCCCCTGGTAAATCTGGTTTTGCAGTTGCAGCGCCTGCTGGGCGGCCTGGCGGGCCTCTTGCGATCCGTACTCCCCGGCCTTGTCCAGGCTGTCCTGCAGGCGGGCGATCTCTTGCTGGTATCTCAGTTCCAGCACCTTTTCGGTGTTGCCGTTCATCCTGGCCAGCTCGGTTTCCAGACCAGCCACGGTGTCGCGTAGCTGCCGTTCCAGGGCTTCGGCCTGCTGCCGCTTCAGCTCCCGCTCCCGCTCCTCCTGCTGTTTTTGCATTTCAGCTTCGCGGGCGGCGCGTTCCCGTTCGCGCTCACGGTCAGCTTTTTCCCTCTCTTTTTCCTGTTTGGCGCGTTCTTCCTCCCGTTTTTTCTCGGCCTCCTCCCGCTCTTTTTCCTTTTTCTCTGCCTCTTTCTTTGCCTTATCGGCCTCTTTCTTTTCCTCCTCGGCTTCCTTGCGGGCTTTATCTGCGGCCTTGCGCTTGTCCTTCACTTCGTCGGAGTCTGCGTCCTCCCCGCTCGCCTCGGATTGAGCGGCGGCTTGGTCCATCAGTGCGGCTTCTACTTCTTTGATGGAGGCGACCTGATCCTTCGCGGATGCCTTCGCACGGACGGCGGCGATCTCGTAGGCTTTCTCGATCTGTTTCTGCGCCTTATTGAATTGTTCGGCGCTGATCTGGCCGTTGCTGTATGCCTTTTTGATCTCGCCCTCGAGCTTTTCCAGCGCGGTGGTGGTTTCGATGCGGTCAAATGCGCTTTCAAACGAGCGCATGATGGTGTCAGCCGCGTACTTGCCCGACTCCCCGGCTCTGTCCAACTCTCCCACCACAGTGCTGAAAGCCAGCACGGCGTCGTTGCCTGCTTCGGTCATGCCGGTGCGTAGGTAATCCATGCTTACGCCCAAACGGCCCAGGCCGTCGGCCAGGCGCTGCTCGGTGACGCTGAAATCATCGCCCAGCCGGGTGGCGGCGTCCCCGGCCAGCTCCAGGTAATACTCGATCTGTTCGGCGCTCAATTGGCCCTGTTCGCCCAGGTTGGTGATCGAGGTGGTCAGGGCTTCGATGCCGGTCTGGGTCTGTATTTTGCCCAGGGCGGCGGCAAAGGCGGTTTCAATCTGGGTGGCGCTGAGGGTGCCCGACTGCGCGGCGATGGTGAATGCCTGGACGGCTTCCTGGCCGACGCTGGTCATGCCTGTTTTGAGCTGGGTAATGTCCAGGCCGAGCTTGGCAATGGCGGCCCCGGCGGTGGCGTCCATCATGCGGCCGAGCAGAGCGCCCTGCTCCCCGGTTGCGGTGAAGGCCAGCTGGGCGCTCATGCGGAACTGCTCCAGCTCGGTCATGCTCAGTTTTTGCAGCCGGGCGCTCAGGGATGTATCGATCTGGTCCCCCGTCGCTTTGGCGTACTGCTGCAGGCTCTGGATCGCGTCGCCCACGGCTTGCACGTCGGCCACGGTTTCAAAGTTCACGCCTGCAAACGCCTTATCGAGCGCTTCCTTCACGCTGTCGCCCTTGCTGCGCATCAGGTCGAACTGGTTGATGATCTCCTGGGCGGCTTCGGTCAATGCAGGGGCGTTGTTGGTTACGGCGTCCTGGGCGGCCTTGAGCGATACCATGGCCGCTTCGATGGCGGCCAGGTTCTCGGTGGCGTAGCGCAGTTGCTCGTCGCTGTCCTGGCCGTACTCGGCGGCGGCCTTCGCTTCGTCAAGCAGAGCTTGGTAATACTTTTGCGCTCCACTAAGGCGGGCCTCGTACGCGTCCAGACCGGCCTGATCAGCGCGTTCCAGCTCCTCCGCTGTCTTGATGTAGGTTCCGGCGTACTTCGCCTGCCCGGCGGCGATCTTGGCGTACTGGCCCGCTTTCTCGGACAGGGCGATGGTTTCCCTGGCGGCGGCCATTTCGGATTCGCGCCAGGCGTCGGCCAGTTGTTTGGTGCCCAAGGCGGCCACTGCCACGGCGATGTTGAAGCGGGTAGCCAGAATGCCAACCATGTTTTTTAGGTTGACCAGTGCTGCGCCGGTGCTGCCGTTGAGCAGGGCTTGGGCGGCGGCCCATGCTCTGGTTTCCTTCGCGGCGTCGATGACGACGGTGCTGTAGTCCTTGATCTCCTTCACCAGCCGCGCCAATTTGACGGCGGCGATGGCGCCAACTAATGCGCCCAGCGCGTAGCGGTAGTCCCAGATCGCCTGGGCGCCAGTTTTCAGCGCTTCGGCGGTGCCGATGATTGCGTCGGCTATGTTTTTCGCGTATTCCCGCAGCCCTTCTTCACCGAGGTCGGCCACGGCTGCGTTCAGTGCGGTGATCTGCTCCTTGAGGTAATCCAGGACGCCCGCTTCAGCGATGGTGTTCAGGAAGTCGGCCCACTGGTCCTTCAGGTTTGACATCATGCCGTTCCAGGTTTTCATCTGGTCGGCTGCGGCCCCATCGGCACTTTTGCCGATCTCCTCGATCAGCGCCTTGATTTCCTTGCGTCCGAGCTTGCCGGCCTCGCTCAGTGCCTGAAGCTGCTGGGTGTTCTTGCCGGTGGCTTTCTCCAGCAATTCCCAAACGGGGACACCCCGCTCTACGAGCTGGAGGATTTCCTCCCCCTGGAGCTTTTGCTTCGCCCATGCCTGGCCTAACGCCATGGTGATGCCGGTCAGTGTTTCCTGGCTGCCCCCGAGCTTGCTGGCTTGGTCCACGATGGCCTGGTAGGTGCCGTCCATCGGATCGAGGCCGAAGGCTTTCAGCTTGATGAAACCGTCGGTCACCTGGGCAAGGTCAAACGGGGTGGTCTTGGTGAAATCCTTAACCCAGGCGGTGGCTTGCTCCCCGGCCTCGATGCTCCCCATGACGCTGTTGAGCTGGGTGCGCAGGGTTTCAAACTGGGCGCCGGTGCTGACGATGTCGGTCAGGTTGCGTTGTACTGAGTAGATGCCGACAGCGGCGGCGGCCATGCCAACCAGCTCGTTGCGGATCGACTTGATGGCGTTGGCCAAGCCGTCCCCGGCGCTGCTGGTGTTCTCGAAGTCCTCGCCCATTTGTTCACGGGCGATCCGGGCCTGCTCTCGCATGTCCTGGTAAGCGTCGCGCACACTATCCCTCGTGCCCTTCACTTTCTGCACGAACTGCTGGGTGTATGCTCTGAATCGGACCCCAAAGTTCAGGTTAGCCATCGGCGATCCTCGGGTACTGCGGTGGTGTTAAAAAACCGGCGGCGCTGGAGCCGCCGGTTGCTGGCCTGGGCATCCCTGCCCATCACTCACGGAGTCAAACGATGCGGAACTTCGCGTATTGGCTGACGCCCACGCCCGCTTTGGTGTCGTCTTTCAGCACGGCGGCTTCCACCTGCAGCTCGGCAAACTCATCCCCGATCAGGCTCAGGGCAGCAGCCGGGCTGAACTTCGCGCGGAACAGCTCGACCGGCATGGGCGCGCCGTCGGCTTCGTTGATGCCATCCCAGAAAATGCGGTAGGTCGCTGCGGCTACGGTCAGCGCGTCCACTTCGTGACCGGCCTTGCTGGTGTAGCCAATGTGGATGGTGTCGCCGTCGGTGATCGCGCCGCCTTCAAGGATCAGGATGCCGCTGTTGCCCAGGGCGTAGTCGGTGCCTTGGACGTAGGTGGTGGTGTTGGTCTGGTCCTTGACGGTGATCGCCACGTCGGCATCAGGCACGTTTTTCAGCGGCAGGATCGCACCCGGTCGTGCCACATGGGCCTCGTCGGTGATCGGTGCGCTGGTGACGGCGGTCACGGTGCCTCGGATCGCCATTGCGATGTTGTCCGGGGTCATGTCGTGCAGCGTCATGGAGGCGCTGACGCCGGTGATGCGGCTGACGGAGTCGTAAAGGCCGCCGCCGGGGTTGGTGAAGTCCTGCTGTTCCTTGGTTTCCTCCTCGATACCAAGCTCCAGCGCGGAACAGTTGCCGATGGGGACCAGGCCGGTGGTGCCGCCCACTTTCTCGATGTAGATCTGGCCTTTGCCGATGAAGGGCTTTTTCTGAAATGCCATTGTCAGGTTCTCCTGGGTTAGCTTGCTTTGATGACTCGGGCAATGTCGAACTCAAGCGGGAAATAGGCGAAGCCTTCCTGCGTGAATAGCGGCTCGGGTGCGCCGGCCAGGGTCAGGTGGTTGGTGTATCCGTCCGGTGTCCAGCCCATCAAATGGGCAATGGTTTGCTCGATAAGCGGGGCGGTTCGGGCGTACAGAGTTGCGGCGTCGTACTCGTTGAAGCGCTCGGTGATGACGATCCCCACACGGTCTGAAACCTTGGCCGCCTTGCCGTTTTGGGCGTTGTCGGTGATCTGCAGGCCGCCGTAAATGATCGAGACCGCCGGGGTCTGCTGCTGGACCTCCTCGATACCGGCAATGTCGGCAGCGGTGAGGTGGTCGTTGAAGATACCCAGCGCTTCCAGGCGGGCCTTGGTCTGGTCGAGTAGCTGGTCGATCATGTTATGCCTCCAGCGCCCAATCCAGCGCGCGCATGATGGCCCGGCTTGCGCTCTGCTCCCATGACGGCGGCAGGCCGTTGGTGGGCAGGAACGGGCGCGGCTTTACGTTCAGGCGCTTGCGGTGGGTGTTCACGTTGACGAATACCGGAAACTTGAGCGGTTTGCCGAAGGCTTGGGTGATCCGGCGGGTGTGTGCCCCCACGGTCACCTTCATGCCCTTGCCGCCGAACTGGTGCAGCGGGGCATAGACCACGTTGGTGCCGATCAGCAGCTCATGCTCCTGGCCGGTGGTGATCACCTGGTGGGTGATGCTGCGCTGCAACCGGCCGGTGTCGCGCAGCGGCTGTCCGTCGCGGTGCTTGATCCGTGGCCACTTGTTGCCGCCTGGGGTCTGTCCCTTGCGAAAACAGAGGCGCACTTTGTTGGCCAGATTATTGCCCACCACGTCCAACATCGGTGTGGGGTTGAGTCCAAGCTGGGCCAGGCGGTCAATCGCTCGGAGCGCTTGGCTGTTGGTGATTTCGATCTGGCTCTGCATCGGTCAGTACCCCTGCAGTTTGTCCAGGCTGAACTTGCGGTCGGCGCTGGTTCGCACGGTTTCGATGGCGGCGCTTCCTCCGGCTGATTCGCCGGATGGCCCGTTTCCCAGAGTGGCGCGACCTCCTGCGACGGCATTCAGGAAAGCGATCGCCTCCTGGTAACGGTTGCGAACGGTGTCCGGGCACTTTTCGTCGTACAGGCGGTAGCGGGCAATATCGGCGGTGGTGCGCTTGACCGCGTCTGTCACAACGGCCAGCGGGACGGTGTAGCGGCTGCTGGTGTAGGCATCCACTTCGCTCTGCGCGTCCTGGATTGCGGCGGCCAATACCTCGGGGTCAATGCTGCCGGTGCGCTGGCGGTCGGTTAGGCGCTTGATTTCGTCCTCTCCGAATCGCTCCACCATTCCCTGCTGATCGATGTAGGCCATGCTTATTCGGCTCCCTGATCGCTGTCAGCGGCCTTGCTGGCGGCCTTCGTTTTCGGTTCCGGCTTGACCACGGCGGCGGCCACTCTTGCGGCTTCCTTTTCGGTCAGGTCGATCTCGGTGCCGGGCGCGTAGAGCTTGCCCTTGTGGCGCACGTTCTGCGTGGTGATGAATTTCATGTCGCTGTCCTGGTTAAAAAGGACCGGGGCGGGTGCCCCGGCCAAGGCTGGCACCACTAACGATGGTGTCTCGGTTAAATGACGTTCTGCAGCAGGTAAGCCACGTCGGTGGCCACCAGCTTTTCGTCCACGCTTTCGCCCACACGGACGCGGCGACCGCCACGCAGGCCGATGTTCTTGTCCTCCCAATCGCCCGCGATGCGGCCGCCCCACTGTGCGGTCCAGCCGAAGGTCACGCCGCCTTCCGGGCGGGCCTGCTGGTTGCGGTAGAACAGCAGCGCGTGGTTGCCCCACAGTTTTGACAGGTTCATCTCCTGGCCACGGCTGGCAGCGTTGTACTTGCTGCGGGTGACGATGATCTCGTCCAGCTCCAGTGTTTCGCGGATGAACTCCAGCGGTACCAGGCCGTCGCTGCCGGTGGTGCCGTTAAAAGCTTTAACCACGGACGGGTTGCGGCGCAGTGCCAGCGCGGCGCCACTGTTCAGCGTCAGCACGTTGGCGGGCATCATGGTGGATTCGATGGCGTCGGCCAGTTGAACCAGCGGCTGCGATGCGGCGTCGGTCCACACGTCGGTGCCGGTCAGCGCTTCCTTGTAGCCTGCCCCGTAGCTGGCCGGGTTCATCACCAGATCGGCTACGCGCTTTTCGCGGTCCAGCAGGATCAGCTCGGTCAGCATTTCGGTGGCGTGGCCCAGCGGGTTGAACTGCGAGTTGCGGGCGGCCTCGATGTCGTACATCGGGATCGGGTCTTCCAGGCCATAATCCTTGGTGCTGGACTCTGCCTCGGTGTGCGTGAACTCGACCTCGTTCACGCGGCCCTTGCGACCGGTCAGGGTGTCGGGGATGGTGAACTTTTCCTCGGTGGTGTACTTGTTCCACTTGTAGAGCTGGCCACCCACTGGGACGCGCGGCAGCACTCGGTCGGCAACAAAGGCGCCGTTCTGGTACGCCAGCGCGATGCCGGTCAGGGTCGGGTTAATCGGGAAAGGTGTTTTCATGGGGTCAGTCCTCTATTGGTCCTGTCGATCAGCCCTGGAGGCTGCCCGGTGCGATGAATACGGAGCCGATGTCACCGGCTACGCCTGATTTCATGGCGCGGCCGATCACTGAGTTGTTTGCGCCGGTGGCGGGTGCGGCTGCCACGGCTTTACCTGCCGCATCGGCGGTCAGCCAGTCGCCACGGGTCACGGTGCCGCCGTACTCGATCTCGGCGATACCGCCCATCACCACATCGAAGCGGTCACCGGTGGCGTCGGCCCCCAGCAGGTTGGAAACGCCGAAGATGGCGTCAGTTACGGCGTCGGCCTGGGTGGCTTGACCGTCTGCTGCGCCGAGTTTGACCAGTCGGAAGGGTGCGACAGGTGCTGCGGCGATGAATGTTTTAACCAGGGTTTCGTTTCGCATGTCTGCGGCTCCTGTCTATTATTCGGCGTTGCCGCTTTCAACGGCGGCGACGGCTTCGGTGAATGAGATTGACTTGCCTTCGGCGGCCCGCTTGTTGCGGTAGGCGGTGGCTTTGTCGGCCAGCTCCTCTGGAGTCATGTCGGTGGCCCGGTGGTCGTCACCTGCCTGCTCGCTGAAGTCCACGCGGGCGGGTGCGGCGTTCAGTATAGCCAGCAGCGCCTGGGGCAGCGGCTTGGCGGCTTTGGATTCGCCCTCGGCAAACTCCACGGTTTTGCCGTCGTCCAGGTTCTCCATGAAGGCGATCAGATTGTCGCGCTGGGCGGGCAGCACTTTGCCCTGCTTGATGGCGGCGTCCACGGCTGCGGTGATCTGGTCACGACGGGCCTGGGCTTCGCGCTGCTGCAGGGCTTCTTCGCGCTCGGTGAACGAGGCCACCTGGGTTTTCAGGTCTGCGTTTTCGGCCTGCAGGCGCTCGTTGTCGGCTTTCAGTTGTTTCGGGTCCATGTCCTGGTCCTCTGGGTCGGTGGTGTCGTCGCCCTCGCTGAAGGCGGGATCGGTTTCTGCGTCGTTGTACTCGTCATCGATCTGCTTTCGCGCCGAGTCTTCCAGGCCGTTGATCGCGTAGTCGGGGATGATGGCGTCGGCCTCATCCTTGCTGAACTTGTCGATGATGAATTCGCGCAGGCGTCGGAAGATGCCGGCTGTGGTTTCGGTTTCCCATGCGCCGCTGAACTCGACCACGCCTTCCTCGGCCTCGTTGAACTCGACGGCTTTCAGCCCCTTGATGGCGGGCGGCTGTGCGCCCAAAAAGCCCACATGGCGCAGGTAATAGCTGCCTGGCTTCGGGTTCGCGGGGCTGTCTGGCATGTACCAGGATGCGCTGACCTTCTTGAAGCGGCCCGCTGTGACCATTTCGGCAAACTCGGCATCGACTTGCTGCGGGATGGCGTCGATACCGGCCTCCTCGCTGTACTCCATCGCGCCGATCCAGCCATAGGCCGGGTGGTTGTCTTTGGGGTGCCCCACCACGATGGGGGCTTCGTGCAGGCTGGGGTCGTAGGCGTCCACGGCGGCCCGCAGTTGGTCCTCGGTGAAATGGAGGGTGGTTCCGCCTGCGTCGGTGTGGCGGCCCGGTCTGAAGATGTTGATGCGCTTCATTGCGCCCCCTGCTGTCTATTTTGCGATCAGCTTAGGGCGTTGCGCCGTGGTGTATCAGGTTAATCATTGGCGCGTGGTGTCGTTTGTCACCACCTGCGGGGTGTCTTTGGTCCGGGTGGATGCTAACCTTCTGACTGGGTTTTGATTCGCTCAGGGAGGTGATCACCATGAGTAAGGTTCTGTGCCCCGAGTGTGGGGCTGTCAATTCGGGGCTGTCCCCTCGCTGTTCTGCCTGCAATGCCTATCTGCCTACCGGCAAGGCCAAGCCTGTTAATCCGTCCAGTAATGCCGGAAGGCCTGCCGCCACGCCCGGCTTGGTGCCCTGCCCTGAATGCGGTCACCAGATCAGCCCCAAGGCCGATGCCTGCCCGAGCTGTGGTGCGCCTCAGGCGGGTGTTGTACCAAAGGCCGCAAGGCAGCCCGTTAAGCCCGGCAGCACTTCGGTGGTCAGTGGCGTGATCTGGCTGGTGGCGTTGATCTTCATCGGCGGCGTGTTGTTCGGTGGCGGGGATGATGATGCTGAATCGGGCCGGACGCCCAGCGCTTCAACCGGTGCGCCCAGGGTTGAAAAGGTGCTAACCCCTGCCGAGCAGCGGCAAAAGGATATTGAGCGGCAGTTCTCTGCCTGGGACGGCTCCCATCGCAACCTTGAGCAGTTGGTGAAGGATTCGCTGCATGAGCCTGATAGTTACGAGCATGTCGAAACCCGCTACTCCGATAAGGGCGATCACCTGCTGGTGTCGCTCAAGTATCGGGCGCGTAACGGGTTTGGGGCGATGCGGTTGCATGCTGCGGTTGCCAAGGTCGGGCTGGATGGCACCATTATCACGCTGATGGGAAACACCCAGCTTTAACCCCATTTGTTGCGTTCGATCTCTGCCAGCAGGGCGTCCATGGCCCGCTGGGGGAGTGATTCAAATGCGGCCAGCGCTTCAGTGCTTGGCTCCTGCCCTGCCATCATGGCAGATTCCCATTCGTCGATAAGCGCATCTGTTTCGTCTGCGCTGATCACGGCTGCGCCTGCTGTGCCGCCTGCCGTTGCCGCTACGACTGTTTGTGCTGTGCTCGCTGCAACGGGCGTGGTGTAGCCTTTCAGGCTGTACTGCAGCCGTTTTCGGGCCTTTTCAATGGCGGGCTGCGCCTTCTTGATCGCGGCCACCATATCGGGCGGGAAAAGCTGCAGCTTGTCGGCCTGCACCTGTTTGATCTGCTCCACCCGTCCGATGCCGGTGTTTTTGTTCCAGCCGGGGTCCAGCCCTTCATAGACGATGCCGGGCTTGCCGGTGCGCGGGTTCGTCCAGGGCTGCATCTTGAGCTTGGGTTCGGCGCTGGGGGTGATGCCCATTTCTTCCAGATCGTCCTGGTCGAGCTGGATCACGCCGCAGCGGCAGTTATAGCCATTTGGCCCATAGTGGGTCTGCCAGAAGGGACTATCTACCGGCAGCACCTTGCCGTCCCATTGGGCATGCTCTGGCCGTGTCCGGTGGTCATCCACTGCGTCATACATCAGGTAGGGCGCGATCTCCTTTTGCCGCTGGATCTGCTCCCATTGCCCTGCGGCGTAGCTGTTCATCAGGTTGGTGCGGAAAATCAGTTCCAGCCGGTGGGGGCTGCCGAGCTGCTTCGGCGTGGGCAGGCCGGTCAGCGGGTCCAGTAGATCGGCGTCGCCCCACCAGCCCTTTTTCTGCAGCAGGGGCGTCAGCTCCTTTTCAAAATCCCGCATGCTCTGGCCGGTGGCGATGGCGCTGTCTACGGCTTTCCGCACGTCGTGGAGCAGGTCTGCGTCCATCATCCCGGCCACGGTAAAGGCGTAGTCGTGTTCCTGGCCCATCATGTCCAGGTAGCTGAAGGTCGGTTTCAGTCCCTTGCTTCTGAAGTAGTCCAGCGCCTGGGTGGGCGTCAGGTTGAAGGCGGCGGCCATCGGCAGCGGGTCGAGGAAATTGAGCGCATCGGCGGGGATGCGCTTGCGGTTTTTGATCTTGAGGCTGAAGGTTGCGCCCATGCTGTTTCCCCTTATCGCTGCGCCCGGAACATGCCCAGCAGGCGGCTGGCCCAGGTTGCGTTCTGTACCGCATCCACGGTGTCCTGCTGCGGCCCTTCGGCCAACAGCTCGTTCAGGCGCTGGCGGAATGTCTCAAGGTCGCCACTGTCCTCGGCGTAGGCCAGTAATTGGTTCACGCGCTTGCCCAGCACCTCCTGGTACTCGGTAGCGATGGTTTCCGCGATCCGGGTCAGGGTTTCCATGTCGGCCCGGCGCGTGGCAATGGCCCCGGCGGTGATGCTGTTCTCGGCAAAGTTGAGGCCCGGCATGCCGCCCATCGGTGCCTGGGGCTGTCGCTTGACCCATCCCTCCCCGTAGGTTTCCCGGATGTAGTCCTCGGTCGGTTCAAACCCCAGGGCGTGGATGCCCTTGTCGATTTCCACGCGCTGCTGCAGATCCTCCTCGGGTTCGGTGTTGCGCCATACCTTCGGTGGCTGCGCGTTCGGGAAGTTGAGCGCGGTTAGGTAGGGGATGATGCCGTCGTTGAGGCTTTCGCAGATCAGGTCGGCATCGGCCTTGATGACTTCGTCGCGTACCCCGGCGTGAACCTCGGCCTGGCTGCGGCTGCTGCCGTTGTCGGTGGTCATGGTCTGGCTCAGGACGATTTTGCTGATGGCGGCGTCCATCTTGTCCTGCAGCGCCTGGTAATCGGCGGTGCCGCTGCGGGCGGCTTCCAGCAGCTCAATCACGATGCCGTCGGGGATCAGTACCCCGCTATCGACCTGGATCGCCTGCAGGGCTTCCAGCGCCTTGCGCTTCAGCGCCGGGTCGTTCATTTGCCCCTGGGGCAGCCGTGCCATCGGTGTGGGCTGGCCGAATTTCTCCAGGAATACCGCCCAATACTTCAGCCCGTTGCGCTTGAAGAAAACCGGCCAATACAGGTAGTGGGCGAGGCCCATGCCGTAGGGCTGGTCGTCGTGTTCGGCGCCGATGGTCAGCGTCCAAAACTTGGCCCGGTCCACTTCCTTGCCCATCGGATCTTGGGTGGTGATCAGGTAGAGCTTGCCGTCGGTGCCGAAGCGGAAACGGGAACGGTCGCGCACCTTGCAGCCCCGCAGGGTGATCCGGTTGCCCTCGGCGGCAAACAGCCACTCGGCCACGCCATACCCGTAGAAGATCGCGTACAGCATCTTGTCGGTCAGCGCGTCGAATTTGACCCGCTCCAGTTGCTCCTTGATGAACTCAGCGGCTTGCTTGTCCTGGGCGCTTTCACTGGCTGGGGTCACCTCCCATTCAGCGCTGGTGACTGCGGTGCGGCGCTGCTGAAACGTCGAGATCACTTGGTCGTCGCGCAGCAGCTCCTGGTAGATTTTCAGGTCGCCCCCGCCCCTGGTCTGCAGCACCTCATCTTCGTTGGTGAGCAGCTTGTTAAAAACCGTTCCCCGGTCATCGGTGGCGATCTCTCCCAGGTTCGGGCGCTTGATGATGTCGGCCATGTCAGAATCCCCTTGTGTCGTTTGTGGTGTTTCGGATTCGCCCGAAACCGTAGGTGTTGTCGATTTCGTTGTCGTCCAGCACGGCGCTGGCGACGGTTCTGCGCTGCCCGGTGCTTTCAAAGTCGAAGCGGCCGGTGTTGCGGATGTGGCGCAGAGCCTGGCTGGTGGAGTCGCACTGGTCATCATGGGTGGTCAGCGGAAAACCAAACAGCTCTGATTCGTAGTTTCGCAGCCAGGGCGGCGCGTGTTCCTGTGCGCTGCTGGGCAGGTAAACCAGGCCGGATTCAAACAGGCCCGATACCGCGTTCATGCGGGTGATCTTGTCCCCTTCCGGCTCGATGGCGATGATCGGCAGGGTGGTGTTTTCGCGCAGGTCTTGGATCAGGCTCTGGCCGCTGGCCTTGTCCTCGATGAGGATGGCGTCGGCTGCGTATGCCTGGTTGATCTCGGCCACCTTGCGCTTCAGGTCCGGGTACGCCAGCCAAGCGCGGTAGGTGTGCAGCAGGTAATACCCGGTGCGGCTGACCGCCCACACGGTGCAGACGCTGGGGTCGTTGGTGATCTGGTTCGGCTTGATGGCCGTGTCCCAACTGTGGACGATGTAGTGGTCTGGCGGCACCTCACCTGGCAAGTAACGGCGCGGCCACTTGCGCTTGATGATGCTGCCTTCGGCGGGCTTCGGTCGCTGCTGATAGAGAGCTGACCAGTTGCGCTCCCCCTGGATTTTGCGCTCCCGCTCCCAATGCTCGGGGCTGAACCAATCGGTCCACAGCCATTCCCCTGGGGTTCGGCCCAGCGGGTCATCCTGGCGTTCGCACTCGGCCTGAATGCTGATGACGTACCACGGCTCCCCGTCCCTTGCGGTGACCCAGCCGCTCTCCCCGTCGTAGGTTTCGGGCAGGATGCGCCCGCTTAGGTCGTCTTCGTGCCAGCGGGTCTGGATGATCACGATCCAGCCGCCGGGCTTTAATCGGGTGCGGAGGTCGGTCTTGTACGCTTCCCAGGTTTTGTCTCGGATTGTGACACTGTCTGCGTCCTCTCGGCCCTTGACTGGGTCATCGATCACCAGCCCGTCGGCGCGGTTGCCGGTGATGCCCGATAGGATACCCCCAGCCATGTAGGTGCTTTCGTTGGTCAGGGACCAGTCAGCAGCGGCGCGGTTGTCAGCGTTGAGCTGGGCGTTGAAGATGTCCCTGAACTCCCGGCTGCGTGTGATCTGGCGGCACTTGCGGCCGAATTTCTCGGCCAGGGTGGTGCCGTAACTTGTGCAGATGATGTTTTTGCGGCGGTGCCGCCCCATGAACCAGGTCGGAAATGTCACGGTACCGTAGGTCGATTTGGCGCTCCCTGGGGGCATGAACACCATCAGGCGCTTGATCGCCCCCGCGTCCACGCGCATCAGGGCGTTGTTGATCAGGCGGTGGTGTTCGGCCGGGGTCACGTTGTCTGGGTAGAACTCCTCGCAGTCGCTGTCGTCGTTAACGGGGACGCCCGGAATCTGGATGTACTTGCAATACGCGTTCAGGTCGTTGGCTGCGCGGGTGCGCAGCTTGGCCTCGAGCGCTTCCAGGTACTCCAGTTTCAGGGCGGCGGACACTTAGGCGTCCTCCCCCAGCTTGGCCTGCAGCTCGGCAATGCGCTGATCCAGCTCCCGCTCGGTCATGCCCTTGTAGGGTGCCTCCCCGTCCGGGCTGGTGGGTGCGATTTTCGACGGCGCGTCCAGGCCGAGCAGCTTGGCGCGGCGCTCCATGATCTTGAGGACTCTGTCGGTGGCGGCGGTGTCCCCTTTCAGCGCCTGGGTGAAATGCTGGAACATGATCTGGTCGAGGCGGTCCAGCTCCATTGCTCGCACTTGCTCAGCGGCTTCCTCCTGCTGGGCCTGCAGGTCGGCCATCGCTTTGGTGACGGCCTTGTGCGCCATCCCCACTGAAATCCCCAGGCGGCTGGCAATCTTGCGGTACGGCATCCCCATGAGGCGCATTTCGACCGCCTTTGCCCGTTTCTCAGCGGCTTCGATGCGGCGGGCTGATGTGTTCTGGCTGACGGCCATAGCTGTTCACCTCCTTTACGCGTTCACGGCCACACGGCCGTCGGATTCGGGTTCTGGCTTGATGGGCGTCAGGTCATCGAACAGCTCCCCCGTCTTGATGTGGACGGCTTGCTGGCCGGTGAATTTCTGCCAGCGGCGCACGATAACGTCTGCGTACTTCGGGTCGAACTCCATGATTCGGGCGTGGCGGCCGTACTTTTCGCAGGCGATCATGGTGGTGCCGCTGCCCCCGCACAGGTCTAGCACCTTATCCCCTTTGCGGCTGCTGTTGCGGATCATATGCGCGACCAGCTCGACGGGCTTCATGGTCGGGTGCTCCCCGTTTCGGGCGGGCTTGTCGAATCGGTGAACGGTGGTGTTGAGGGCGTTCTGCAGGGTTCGCACCAAATTGACCAGCTCGCTTTTCCCCATCTCCTTGATGTCCTGGGTGTCGTCAATCACGGTTTTCTTGTTGAACTCGCCATACCACTTGT